TGTTTCTCTTGGTATAGCATTATGCACTATACCCATATTAAAATGTGACTCATTCCCCTATCTAGACCCTCACATCGTCACTGAATACATGAGAGATACAGTTCGCCTCAGAAGGAGACGAACTAAGTGATAGGGAAGTATGTTTCTGACGCTGTGTCAAGGCGGTGTTAAAACCGTCACAGCGCTGGAATTAAGAAGCACGAAAGGCGGAAGAGAGAACAAGAAACCCATTCTGAAATCATCCGCTGCAGCTCTATATACTTGCAACTCTAAATCTGTTTTCGCGATAAACATCAGAAATGGTTCTCTGACGAATGGTTCATCTGGGGTAGATGAATTGAACACAGGATCTTGAAAGGCACGTCTCATATGTAATGGTTGATAGTAAGGGATAGTCGCATCAATTGACGCTTCACTGGAATGTACAGGGATGCATCGTATGCAGCGATTAAGCTCACGGCCATTCATTAATAGGTACCCACGAGAGTTGTTAGGGAGTACGTCACTCATACCAAGTTGGTTATAACCTTCGTATCCCATTATCAAATATCCAATATTTTGTGGAATCAGATTGCCAAAAGGCACCAAGCGAACATTAATTCCTCCTTTGAAAAATGCAAAACCTTTAGAAAAATAGTCCAGGTAATCAATATTTGTATTAATTTCCAATGGACCAGTATTGTAATATCTAAAAAATGTTGGTCGATAAAACAATGTACCCGTCGTTCCAGCGCGGGCCATTCCTATAGGTAATGTAGTCGTCATATAGGAGTTCATAAGATTACGCAGATGCAAAAAATGATCACCCACAGATATCCCAAGAGCTGTTGTTGATGTTTGCGGAACGGAATTAGACGTGAGCATATCGCTCCCTCTTACCATCCTTTCGGACCTCGACATTTTTGCATATGCAGTTCCCAACGTACTTTCGTTTGATTGTAATGTTGGGAGAAAAACTGGTGCAAGATGTGGACAAGCTAATTTAGCGTCATCAGCTGAAAAGCTAACAACAAAATCAATATTATTTGCCACTGTTGCAGATGCCTGCAATGGAACTTCAATAGCTACCAAGAGCGTTCCATAGGATGAACTGATATTGTTTGTACTATCAATGTAATCATCCATAAGAGTTAACCCAGCAGCAGGAATTGGAATCCTGTATGTTGTTAATTTCATTGCAGTCATCAAACGAGGCTCAATTCGTATAGACCAGTTGATGTTATCACCAGAAAATTCGACTACGGCTGATGAGACCTTATTAATGTCGAATGATGCCGGTAATAATGTACCAACTGCTGGCGTGTCATACACACCTGGAAGAACAATAAAACGTAGTTTGACTCGATGGAAATGAGTCATATAGCAATCAAAATCGAAATTTAAATTAGCTATCCACTGTTTGAACAGTGTTGTTAACCACGCTTGATGCGTAAGATACGCACCCGATGTTACTCCAAATGGATTAAGCTGTATAAGATTGAGTGAACGTTTATAGACCACGAAACGCGATGGCATGGCGATACTAACATTGAAAGTCGAAATTATATTCGGAACTTTCATTATAGCTTCAACCGTCATTTCATCGATTTCTGATCCAAATGGACGTTCTTGTGCATCAACCCCAACAGACTTATTGATGGTGAATTCATGACAATCCAAGACCCCTTCGCTCGTTAAAGCATCGGAGGCCGGTTTCCATTTAATGGCACGCACAGGCTTATCGGATACCGGTTTCGATAATCCAAAAGCCCCTGCCAACGAAGAACCCAATTTCAACAATGGAGCTGCCACTGCTGCAGCCTCCCCAATACCTGGTATCGCACTAGCAACCATAGCTAGCTTTGACGTGGTACTAAGAAGACCGCTTATTGTACCCTTTTTCTGCATTTGTGTGCTTTCTGTCGCAGGTGCACCAGATTGCTTTGGTTTACCTTTAGACTGTTTTACTGGAAGTTCATTTTCTTTCAACACGAAAGTAGTTTTTGAATCACTTTCGTTGTACTTAGTAACATACTGCAAAATACGTTCCCTCAAAAATGAGGCAGGTACTTTGGGTATGGAATTCACTGGATACTGTAGTTTCAGCGACTCTTTGTCGGCTGAAATATATGCTTTCACATTTACCCTATTACCAGAAGATGGCGTAAGGCGTGAAAGAATTACAGTACCAACTCCTCCCTGCCCGGATAACAAATCCCTTGCAAATACTGGACTAATCCATGGTACATGCATTTTCATTGAAACCGCAGTAGTTAATGACTGTTGTAAGTTAGGAACTTGCGACAATTGCAACAAGGACTGAGTCCTCGAAGCTAATTGTTGTAGATTGATGTCAGGAAAATACGATAACATTACACCTCCAACCACAGTGGGCAATGTTGTAAATTCAAGACGTAAAACCAAGTCCGTGCGCAAGAAAGCAAAACCAGACACTTTGTCAAAAACATTTGGCTGAGCCAAAAATATTTCAAACATATCCCATGTTTTTAAGATTTGACCAGGCAAACCACCGATAGGGATCTCAAAATCTTCGAACGCATACTCTCGACATAAAACGTCAAGAATAGTGTGTTCTCGTCCTTCAAGAACATTACCAATAGTCTGCTCGGGCAAGTCCGCTGGCATGGGAACTGTTTCAAGCATTGGTGACTCAACAGTTGAAAAAGCTACGATTTCGTTTCCTGTTGTAGTGGGAGCTGTGGCATCTAAGAACGGAACATCTCCCGTGTGTTCTGCTTCCTGAC